AAGGAACTAATCTTATTTCTGGTTTAGTCATAGTTCCCTTGCATGATGTGTTAAGAAACCCTCTTGATATGCTTCAAACTCCATAATTTTAGACTTTGTACTATCTTTAAATTGTGTTGTTATTAACATACCTTTACTTTTATAATATTCTAATACTGCTTCCAATACTTCTTCAGCAGTTTTTTCTTCTATGCTATGTTCTTCAATAACTTCCCATATAGTTTTAGTCATTTTTTTCTCCTATATTTTTAAATATGTGAGCTATAACTTCTATAGTCCACCCATCTCCCAATAAATCTTGTGCCTGATTTATTGAAACCAAATTTGTATATCCAACCGGAACAGTTTGTGCTTGTTCTAATTCTCTTCTAGTTAGAAATCTACAAAAATCATCAAATTGTATAAGTCCTGAGTTTGGCGATCTATCTTGTCTTGTCGTTAAACAATAAACTTTGTTTTCATTAGTAATATTAGAACAAACTTTTAATTCATTATTTCTACCTTTACCGTTATTCCACATTTTAAAATGTGATGGAACTTTTGTTAATTTATATTTTTTGCATATTTCATAATCAATTTCTTTATAATCTTGAAAATTAATATTTCTATCTTCAGGTATTTTTACATTTGGTATATTAGTCCAATATATTCTAGGTCTTCTTTGATAGCTAACCAGCTGCGAATTTATGTGCAAACCTTTTACTCCTAAATATTCATTAAGTTCTTGTTCACTTTGTTTTTTCATTCTTACATTTTCTAAAAGAAAATATTTTGGTTTTAGTTCTTTTAATATTCTTAAATACTCATAAAACAAAGCTGACTTTTCTCCTTGTAAACCTAATTGTTTTGTATTTGCTTTTGAAAAATCTTGACAAGGCGAACCACCAATTAATAAATCAATTTTTGGTAGTTCTTTTAAATTAATATTTTTTACATCTCCTAACTGGATAGTTTTAGGAAAATGATGTTGCGTAACTTTTATGGCAGTTTTTTTTATCTCACTTGCAAAGTAATTATCATATTTTATATTGGCTCTTTGCAAAGCAAGTTGACCACAACTCATTCCATCAAATAAACTTAATACATTCATATTTATAAATATTGTACCAATAAAAACATTGATACATTCATAATAAAAAGTATTAGTGCTAATTCACTAGACATAATAACTCTCCAATTTTTTTAATTCTTCTTTATCTCTGTTAATAATTCTTTTAGCAATATCGTGGCTATCTTCTTTATCAAAAGTATATTTCCAAGCTGGTTTTTTCAAAGCATCTTCATAATGTTTTATAGATGCTTTCAATCTATTTATTTCTTCTTTGTGTTCTTCGTGCATATTTTTTTTCTCCATGTTTAGATGGCTCATTATTGAGCCACCTCGTTTATGATTTCTTCAATACTATGTATTTTAATATTAGAAGTATCGGTCATATCAATATCAACTAAATATTCTTTATTAGTTTCTTTATCTTGATAAACTGAAATTGCATGAACCAAACCTGAACCATATTGTTCTACATGAGTTTGTTTTCTTGCACTTCTAACAAGTTCGTTAGCATTTGATATTTGTTTCATAATTTTTTTCTCCTACTTAATAATTTTTACAATTTGATTTTCTTTTATGTACCAACTAAATTCAGTACCTAAATCAATATTATAAACATGAACTCTTTTTGGTGTAAAACCAATAATCTTGAAAACTCTATCTTTACAAAATTTGCCTTTAAGTTTTATTGTTTGACCAACTTTTAAATTCATAATTTTTTTCTCCATAATATAAATATATTAGTAAACATTTATACAACATAGTCAACACATATATTCACATTATTTAACATTTAATTTATTATTTGCATTTTATTAGAATATTCGCTATTTGTTCTATTTGAAGTATTTTTCATAAAATATTCCTTCCGAATGGCTGGTCGCTGTTTTTTTTAAATTTTTTTCTCCAATTAAATTTCTTTAAGAATGACCAGCCTTTTGCTATATTTAGTATGTGAAAGAGTCTGACATACAAATAGAAGTAGTAGATTGGTTCAAATCTAAGCAATCTGAATACAGGTTCAGAATATTCTCAGTTCCCAATGAGGGTCAAAGAAAAGTGTGGTTTTTAAACAAATTAGTAAGAATGGGACTAAAATCTGGTGTTCCTGACCTAATACTTGAGTTTCCTAAAGGTCGTCTAGTTTATCTTGAGATCAAAACTGAAAAAGGAAAGTTATCAGAAACACAGCAAAATTGGTTAAAAGTCTCTAATGTCTTTAAAACACCCCACTATGTCATAAAAGGCTCTGTAGAGGCAAATATGGACGTTTTAGAGGGGGTTCTGGCTTTGTTCCCTGATGCAAAGATCAAGAAAGCTGAAAATAGTCCTTTACCACCCCAAGAGGTATAACATTTCTGTCTCCAAAACTACCATCAAGTGAATAGCTTGAAAATGTGTATAAATTGTTCTTATCTTTTTTAAATATAAATGCGTAAGTAATTATCTCGGCTGGTTTCATTTTTAAAAATTCTTCAGCACTTTCAAGTGTTGAATTACCAACAATATCAAGCCAAATAATTTTATGAAGATAATAATGTTTATTATCTACAGTTATTTTATTTTCGCTTTTTCTTTTTTCTTCTTTTTTTTGCACTTTTTCGTCTCTTACGCATTGGTCTTTTATCAATTAAAACTGAAAGTGTAGAAGTTGTAGTAATTCCACTCATTTCTTTCTTTTTTTCTTATGAGCAGAGTTTTTCATCAAGCTCCCATCAGGCATATAATGATACCCTTTGGGAACTTTTTTCTTTTTCTTCTTTTTAGCCATTATTTCTTTTTCTTTTTCTTTTTATTCTTCTTACCCTTTTTCTTCATTCCTTTTGAATGAGAGCCTTTTCCATAATGATACGGCATAGTTACCCCCTAATGTAAAATATAATTATGAACACCAATCGTTATCAATACAATAATAATTGCTTGAACCCACCATTTTAAACTTACAAATGAGTCCCACCATTTTTCTATCTTCTGTTTCATTTCGCCACTCCTTTAGTTTTCTCAAAGGTTCTCAATGCACCCATGCCAAGTAAAGACATAACAAGAGGCATTAGAGTCCCCATATCAAGTTCAGGAATATTTAACACTTCGTATTGGAATAGACCACAGATAAATAAAATAAATTTTGACAATACAAACTCCCAAAAAATTGCTAAAGCACAAGAAAACCCTATTAAAGGTCTCCAAGATCGTTGTAAAAAACCACTAATACCACCAGCAGTAGATTGAGAGTCAGCTAAATTTATAGCCATTTGTTTTTCTTTTAGTTTTGCTTCTACTTCTGCAAATTGTAATTTGAGTTTTTCTTTCTCTTCTCCTGAGAAGTGCATATCATCTATAACATTCCCAACTGCTTTCACTGTGTCTCCACCAAATATTTTACCTAGAACCATCTTTACCCCCAAATGCTCTATAAAAAGCCGCTATTAAACCATAAGGGTCATTAACAGGGTAGCCCAAACAATTTAATTCAACTTTTTCTTTCTTCTTTTTTTTAACTTCTTTTTTTTTCTTTTTCACAATTTGCCCTCTTCTTTTAATTGTTTACTTATTTTAGCCATTTTTTCTCTTAAATCATCATGTTGATATTTTCTACGCATTTCATTAACATAAGTTTTCTCTTCAAAAGTCGTAATTCTTTTCTTACACTTTCTCAGGTCAATTCTCTCATTTTCTTCGCTAGCCTCTCGGCTCTCGCTGGTGTATGTTTCTTCGCCCATAAACTATCTAACATTTCGTTTGCCGCACTATCATAATCTTTTTTACCTAATGCTTCAAACATCTTCTTAAATTTACTTACTTTTGGTTTACCCATTTGAAAGCACATATGTATCAAGATTTCAACACATTCATAAGAGTCAACATTATTACTCTTTGCAAGACTAACAGCATCTTGATAAGCAATCTGAAAATCATACTCAAAAAGTCTTTCTAATTCTTTATTATCATAAACTTTACCCTCAACAAAGTTATCTAAAGGTTTTACCAAATGACCATAACCTATTGTGCCATAGCCTAGATGGTCTAAGTAAACTTTATTTGAAAAACCCTCTTCTTCTTTTATGTGTTCTTTAACTTGTTCTAAATTCATCTTGTTCCCCCTATACCTAAATATATTTCTTCTTCTTCTTGTTTTAATTCATGTACTGCTTTTTTTAAATATACAGCCGCATCTAATAATTCTTCTATACTATTTTCTATGGCT